CGCCGACTGAAAGAACACACCGAGATCGGTCGCGACGACGCTGCGCCAGTCGATGCAACCAATGTTGAATGGCAGGCGATTCGACGTGAAGAAGCCGACGCCAGAGCCGTCGGGGCCGTCGCCGCTGACGACGTAGATCCCCTCTTGGGTAAAGAACACCTGGTTATCGCACCACGCCGAGCCGGTGATGTTCGCCGGCAGCGAGCCGCGGAAAGCGTCGTCGTCCGCGAACTCGGGACAGATCCGAGGCACGAACAATTTGGAGGCATGCCAGGCGTTGCCGTGGAAGCCGCCAGCGCACCACAGGCGGTTGCCACCCGTGTTGGCGAAAGAGCAGGCCGGGAATTGCGACGCCGGTAGCTCCTGGCCTACTTGCGTGTACAGTGTCCTGTTTTGCTCGATCTCTGTATCTGGAGAATTATCGACGAACGTCACCGTTGCGCCATTCACGAGCGCTGGAGACACGTCGACCGAATTAACGAGCTTGAAGACGGAGCCGTTCGCCAGTGTGCGATAGAGCTCGGCTCGTACGGTGCGCGCACCAAAGCCCATGCCTGCAATGACAACGTTCTGCGAGGTGGTACCCCCGCCTGCTGTCGCGAACTCCGCCGGTACAGACGGCGCGCTGCGTTCCAGATCGCCGTTCGCGTCTAGGCTATAGAACACGACTGTGTAGGCGTAAGCGGCCGGCGTGGTCAGGACACCGGCCCCGGCGTCCGAGCGCGTGACGACCGGCGACTGCACGAAGCCGCCCTCGTATGCGTTCAGTCGGTCGACCCACATGGGCTGCGCGCCAGGCACGAACAACTTGGAGGCGCAGGGCACCACGCCGGACGTGGAGTAGCGAACGCCTTCGGAGCGGTGCCGCACTGGGGCTACGAAGAAACCGCGCAGCAGCGTCGTGGTGCCGTCTGCCACGATCGTCTCGCGCGTGTAATTGATGAGGGCCACGTATCCCATCGCGGTCGAGACTGGCGTGGGGACGACGGGGCCGCTCAGCGTGTTTGCAACGGGCTCGTCAATGTCCCGATCGTCAACGGTGGCTTCGAGCGGCCACGCCCGCGTATTCGGAGCCAGAACCCCGCCCGCGTATTCGCTCTTCTGCGGGATACGGAGCAGCGAGGCCACCCCGAGCTGAGCGTCAGCCGTGTGGCGCACCCAAATGAACGCCTGCGAGTCGCACGCGAACGGTTGTGACAGTGCCAGCGCGTTGAATTGCTGCATCCCACCGGAAAGGGCGGCGCTAGCGGACACGTCGAACGCGCCGAGCCCCTCGTTCGTGCCGGATTTGTTAGTCACGGCCACGGCGGTCGTGGTCGTGCGGGCGGCGAAGTAGAACGGTCCAACCGCGTTGGTCACCGTCGCGATCCATTGCCCCACCGGGCTGGTCCCGGTCACCGTCAGCGTCGAGTCGTACGCGCGGATTCGCAGCCCATCGGCGGCATCAGTAAAACCGATCCACACCTGACCGAGCACGTTGCCGAAGCAGCTAAGCAGCGTCTTGTTGCCGCCGAGCGTGTAGGTAGCGCTAGCCGTCGCGACCATCGTGGCCGGATTGACGCGCGCCACAGTGACGTCGGCCGGCGTGCCCGTAAGCGTGTAAACGAACAGGACACCCGTGGGAGTGAACGGATCGGCAGAAAAGGCCGACTGCAAGCACGTGAACACCGCCTCTGCGCTGAACCCCGTCACAACGGACGTCAGCACGCGCGAGCAAACAGCGGTCTTGACGCCAGCCGTGTAGCGCTCGTACGCCAACATGATGGTGTTGCCGTTGCCGGTCGCGAGCAGCACGGGATGAAAGACTTCTCCGGCAGCCACGGCGAACTCAGGGACCACGTCGTCTTGGAAGACGCTGTCGCCGGTCGTGGGGTCGATGGCCGTGACGCGAACGAGCCAGCTGCCCGTTGATGACCCGGCCTCGCTGTAGTAGCCGCACGCGGTCCAAACGAGCCCGAGCCCGTAACAGATGCCGCCGATGCTCGCGCCTGACGTGCCGCCGTATCCGCCCAGGTTCGTGTCCGACTGAACAGTGAGCGTCTCAATGGCGGGCGCCGGCATGAACTGCGGAAAGCGCCCAGGGAGGCGTGTGCCGCCGAACGGGCCGCCTTCGAGCGGTTGCGGCGGGAGCTGCCAGGCGTCGAGCATCGAGCTGCGCCGATAGAACCGATCGTCCACCACGCAGAACCACGGCCCGAGGCACGCGAGGCGGCCGTTACCGTTGCCGAGCGCCGCGCCGCTGGCGTCCAGACTCGTCTTGGACGAGTAGCCGTTACGCTTCCCCAGCCGCTGGTTCTTGCGGTAGCGCGCGTTCTGCAGGTAGCTGAACTGCCCGAGCGGCAACACGGCGCGCTCGGTGCCTTCGTTCTGGCCCTGCGCGAAAGGCACCTCGATAATGAGGGCTTCGTGGGCCATCAGACGCTCCAATAATTGCTGCCGTCGCAGAACAGCAGGTGGGCGCCGGCCGAGGTGATCGCCAGCACTGCGCCCAGGTCGATGGTGCCGCCTTGCGTCGTGAGGTTGACGGCGTTTGCGGCGGCGAGCTTGATGAGCAGCGCCCACTTGCCGGCGAAGGCAGACGTCGGGGCGTCGAGCGAAACGCCCACGTCGCCCGCTGCGGTGTCGACGGTAACGAATTGCCCGGGCGCCAAAGCGACGGCGTCTCGGTTTGTTCCGCGCGAGGCGAGCACGGGCTGCAGGGCCGCGAGCAGGTGCCCGCCCATCGCGGACACGTTGTCCTCGAGAGCGCTAAGCTGGCGCTTGAGATCGGCTGGGCTGTCCGTCCGGAAGTCGCGGACGCGGCGCAGGTTGTCGCGCATCAGAGCCACCACCTGTAAGGCCGCAACGGGTCGTTGCTCGCCCCTCGCTCCGGGTACGCTTGGCCGACTTGCTCGGCCGTATTCGCGTTGCGCTGGTCAGCAAGGGCCGAAATTCGAGCCGCGCACTCCTGATAGAGGCTCTGCAGGTTCCCGAGCGGCTTCTCCGCGATCGTGCGGTACTTGATGGCCGCCTTCAGCGCGATGAGCTCGCTCGAGTTGTTCGCGTCGTCGAAGGTGGTCGTGTCGTCCGTGAGCAGCGTGCAGATCGGGATGTACCGGACCGTGCAAGTGACGGCGCTCGAGCCGCTGGGTGGCGTCGGGAACAGCTCGAAGGTCCGCATGCCATCGGCCTGCGTGCCTCGGAGCCGGTAGGCCTTGGGCGTCCAGCGCCCAAATGTCACAATCATCGACAAGTCGGTGCGATCGCGCACGCCGACGGGCCAAAGCTCCTCGATATCCGTTGCCCCCCAGACCAAACGAGCGGACAGGAGCTGATAGAAGTTGGCGGGCAGCGTGTACACGGCCGTACCGCCGACTATGTTGAGCGCCGTCTCGGTGAGAAAATACTCGTGCCCGCGCGCCGCTACGAGCGCATCGTACCACTCGGCGATGCAGCTGTTGACGATCGTGTCCATCGACACGGCGTCCGTGCCGCTGTCCGAGTCGACGACAAATGCATTCGCGTCGCCGGGTCGACCGTCGGCGTACAGGCGCGCCAAATTGCGAAGATACGCTCGATTGACTGCGCCCATACGTCTCCGGGTTCGTTACTTCGCGTAGCCCTCGCTGCTGCAGGCCTCGACGAAGCGGGTGAGCGCATCTTCGAGCGCCGTCGCGTCGCCGCTCTTGAAAGCGGCCATCACGTCACCCGCCGCCATCGCCTTCACCTCGCCCATGGCCGGCGGAGCTTCCTCCGTGCCCATGTCGTCGGCGTCCGGCTCGGCCTCGCCCAGCGCGCCCGGCTTCTTCTTCAAGCCGCCGAGCGCGATGAGCAGGTTTGCCTTCTTCGGTGCCGACCCGTCCGCCATCAGACGCCCATCGTGTTGCAGAGCACGACGTGCCCGCTGATGAAGTTGTTGGCGTTGGCCGCGGCCGGGTCCTGCACGGCGCCGGCGTTGTCGACGACCAGGATGTCCACCGTCATGGCCGTGCCGGTGCCTTCGTTGGCGACGGGGCCCGGCTGAGCGAAGCGCTGTTGACCTGCAGCGTTCACGTTCAGCTGGGCGATGGTCTCCACGTGCTTGCAGTAGGGCTTCTTCAGCGTGAGCCGGAAAAGCCCCTGCGAGACACGAGACACGCTCGCCACGTCGACGTTGAGCGGGTTGCCCGAGACGGTCGAGCCCGCGAGGGTAGGCGCGGCGGCAGCGTCCACGAAGAACTTGAAACGAACGACCTCCTCGCTGGGGACGTTCGTTTTCGCGGGCCAGCTCATCTCAGCTCTCCGCCTTGAAGAACTTGACGGCGATCTGGCTGATCGGGATCACCTTGCCAGCGCCGGCTTTCGCGATGTTGAGCCAGAGCTGCCCACCCACCGGGATGAGCACGTTAGCCTTCGTCAGGGTTGGGAAGGCCTTGCTCTGGTTCGAGGTGAGCGCCCCGCCGCCGGCCGCGTTCGTGGCGAGCGTCAATGCGATGGCAGTTGCGCTGCCGGCGCCGTCGTTCGTCTTGAGCGTGATCGTGGCGTAGTCGGTTTCGTCCGTGGCGACGGCCGCGCCGATGGGCGTGATCTTCGCAGCCGCCACGTAGACGGGCACGGCGAACGGATTCGTCCAGATCGGAACGTCCGCGGTCGCGGTGTTGGCCGCG